GCGTGGCCGAGGTTGTTCCCCGCGCTCGACCCCTGGAGGCCTGGCTTGCCGGGCCACGGGGGCTTCGCCCACACGGCCTCGGCGATGCGCTTCACGTCGGCGTCGGTCAGGGGCATGTCGTCCTCCTCGGACGGTGAGGGTGCGGGGGGTGCTGCTGGCTTCCTCGGCTCGGCGAGGCGGGCGCGGACGTCGGACCGGAACGCGGGCATGTCGATGCCGCCCGGGTCCCACTTGCCCGTCTCGGAGGTCTCCTTGTGGCCGAGCGTGTGCTGCTCGTCCCAGCCGCGGCGCTGCGACAGCACGGCGCAGAGCGTCACGTAGGCGCGGTACTGCGCGGCCGTCCAGCCCTCGGTGCCCGTGTTCTGCGCCTCGATGCCGATCAGGTCCGCGTTGCCGTCCGTGGTCGTCTGCCACGACCGGACGATGCGCGCCCGGCCGGCGTGGTTCGCGCGGCCCGCGGCGCCCACGACGACCGTGCCGTCACGGCGGAGGCTGACCTGGCACAGTGGGGCGTTCAGGTCCGCGCGGCCCGTCTCGAAGAGGAACGTCTCGTATGCGGTACCGCCGGGCGTTCCGCCCGTGTGGTGGCAGAGGATGCCGTGCGGGTCGTGCGGCCCCGGCCTGCCGCGGGTCAGCCACCCGGGCCGCTCGATAACCACGAGCCCGGCCGCCCGCAGGTTGGCGACGTCCCTCAGGTCCAGTCGCATCGTCAGTCCTCCGTCGTCGTCGTGTTCGCGCGCCGCCGCCTCAGGAGCCGCACGAGGTGGTCCGGCACAGGCGGGTGCGGGAGGTGCGTCGGCGGCCACGCGTCGAGCAGCGCTATCACGTACTCCGCCAGCGAGTGCCGGTCGTTGCTGAGCGAGTCCACCTGCTCCTCTAGGCACCTGACCCGCCGCTCCAGCCGCTCCACCAGCCCGTTCAACTGCCCCAACCGCTCGACCTGGACCTTCTGCTGCTCCACGAGAGCGGCATAGGGCGCCGTCATCGCCAGCACCATCTGTGCCTCGGCCTGCGAGTCCTGGTTGTGCTGCGCCTGCCTACTGGCGATCAGCGCCCCGACGATGCCCGCGACCGCGACCGCGACCGTGCCGAGCGCCGTCCAGAACGCTGCATCGCCCACCTCAGGGGCCTCCATCGTCGTCGCACTCCTCGAGCACCGGCGGCAGGTGCGGGTCCCGCACCCGACGCGCCAGCAGACCAACGAGGAACGCGACCGTGAGCCAGCACCCGGCCGGTGCCCACCCACCCCGGTAGCCGGTGTCGCCGAGCGCGGGCACGAAGCTGTCGAGGTAGGACAGGAGGTAGGTGGCGCCGCGAACCACCGGCATGGTCGCGAGCGCCGCCCACCCGTGCGAGTCGGGGCACCCATGCTTGCGGGTCACCGCCACGATGATGGCGACCACCCCCGACGCCGCCCACCCGTAGCCGCGGACGTCCGGGGTCAGCCACTCCAACGTGACCGGGAGGGTGCCGAGCGACCCCGGCTCCGTCCACGACACCGCGGCGATCCACAGCCAGAGGACGCCCGCGGTCGTGAGGATCGCAGACCGGGGCGAGGTGTGGAGCACCTGGGGGAAGCGTGGCCGGCGCATCAGGTGCCCGTGAGCTTCACGCGGAGGAAGGTGTTGTCGGCGCCCTGCCCGATGCCGAGCGTCCCGCCCGATGTCTGGTAGCCGAAGATCTCGACGTAGTCCCCGATGGCGAGCCGTCGCTCCACGATGCCGGTCATGACGTTGGTGCCGAGCCCGGACACTGCCGGACTCGACCCGGCCGCCACGGCGCTATTGTTCACCCGCACCTGAGCGATCCGCCCGCCGGTGGCGTTGTTGGCGAAGCCGACCTGACCGACGATCTCGTACAGCCCGGCCGTGCGGATCACGATACGGGTGTTCTGCGTGGCGTTGTCGTGGTGCGGGGAGTCACCCGACTGGACGTAGTCGTACACCTCGCTGTCGAGCGCCACCGCGGCGTAGGTGGCAGTGGCCAGCGTCTGACCGGTCGCGCTCGCGTAGGCGAAGCAACGGGGTGTGAGCGCCCAGAACGCCACCGCAGCGGACATCGAGTCCATCTTCGCGGCGGTCAGCACCTCGCCCGCGGTGAAGTCTGGGATGGTGGGGATCGTGCCCATGCGCGCTCCTCAGTAGGCCAGCGGGTAGGCGTCGAGCACGCCGAAGGTGGCGTCGTCGAGCTTGAGGACAGGGATGTGACGGTCGGTGTCCGCGGACCACGTCGCGCCGTCGGCGAGGCTGTACGTCTCGGTCCAGCCCTGCACGGTCAGCGAGTCCGTGGACGCGGGCGCCTGCGACGGCAGCCCAGTGATGTCGACCCGGTCACCAACCTCGACGCCGAGCAGCGCAGCGGTGAGCGTGTCGTCGCACTGCGTGAGCCGGACGCTCACACCCTCGGCGCGGGGCCGCGGCTCACTGTCGCGGACGATGCGCCACGAGAGCAGGTCGGACACCTGCTCGTCGCTGTCCGCTGGGACGGCCAGGTTGACCTCCACCCGGCCGTAGTCGGCGATGCTCGCCTCGTTGACGGTGCGCTGCTGCGCGCCGCCCGGGCGGGCGCCTCGCAGGTCGTTGACGAGCCGTGAGGCATCCGTGACGTAGGACAGGCTGGTGCGGAGCATCGCGGCGGGGATCGTGGCCTGCGCGGGCTGGTTGTAGTCCGCGCCGCGCGACCGGAAGCGGATGCGGCCCGCGCCGTCGATGCCGAGCGCGCCACCCTCGACGGTCTCGCAGAGGGTCATGGCGTCCCACGGGCTCATGTCCTCGGTGTCGACGTGCGCCATCGTGCCCCGGTAGGCGGTGTCGTCGTCGAGGACGAGGTCGCCCTGAGGGATGCCCGCCCAACGGGCGTACCGGGCGAGCCGGTAGTTCGTCACCTCGCCGGTGAACCCGTTGAGGTGACCAGCGGCCTGGTCAGTGATCTCGGTCGCGGTGAGCGCCCGGTCCCACACCGCGACGTGCGCGGCCATGCCGGTCAGGCCCGGCAGCTTCCACCCGCCGCCCGCGGTGACGAAGTACGCGGTCGGCATGAACGCCCATCCCGACTGGCTCACAGTGTCCGCGAGCGCACCGTCCACGTAAAGCCGCAGCGTCATCGTGCCCGCGGCCCGGGTCGCCTGGAGGTGCAGGTGGTGCGGCTGCCCGTCGTTTACGTTCGCGGTGGACGTCGCGGACGGGCGGGCGTTGCCGCTCCAGTCGTAGGGGTCCAGCGACTCCGCGCGGGCCTTCCCTCCGCTGGTGATGCGGAGCACCCACCGCGCGCCGTAGGCGTCACCGAGCGCAGCGACGACCTGGTCAGCGGCGAGGCTCGACCGGGCGACCACCGACAGGGACGCCGCGTCGGTGACGTAGCCGACGCCGTCGAGGGTGCCCCGCAGGTACTTCCCAGCCGCGAACGTCGCCCCCGTGTCGGCGCTCGTCGCAGTGGCGACCGTCGACCCGAACGCCGCGGCCGAGCCCGCCCCCGAGAAGGTGAAGGGCTTGCGGCCCTTCATCGACAGGTCACCAGCGCTCGTCGCCCCGGCCGGCTCACCGAGCGGCCAGTAGCCGTAAGGCTGCTGGGAAAGGGTCTCCTGCGGGCCGGACCCCCGGAAGGTCAAGGTGCGCGACCCGAGCCGCGCCGACCGGTCGACCGCAGTCACGGGGATGCGCGCGAGGTCGAGCGAGCCGTGCCACCCGAGTGCGCCCGTGACGATCGTGCCGGTGAAGCGGTAGGTCGTCACCGAGTCGAACGGAGTCGAGACGTAGCCGGCCGCGGCGAGCGAGGTGTAGGACCCTACGAGTGGCGCGGCCGACCAACCCTCATCCACCCGCAGCGCGCCGACGTGCACCGCCTGCCCGGCGGTCGTGGCACTCGTGGTGATGCCGATGTAGTGCGCCGCAGCCGTGGCTGTCCAGCGCACCCGCAGCACCTGCCACGCGCCCGTCGCCGTGGACGTGCCGCCAGCGGTGCCGAAGAGGTCCTGGAGTTTGACGGCGGGACCGCTCGAGACCCACACGACCGTGACCGCCTCGTACTTCCGGCCGATCACTGTGGGGATGGTGGTGTATGCCGCGGTCGCAGCAGCCTGCGTAGGCCACGTCACGAGCAGCGACCGGCCCGACGCGGCGACGTAGCGCAGCGTGGACGCGGCCAGGGTGGAGGTGCCGGCGTAGCCGAACGCGGTTCCGCCCCAGCCAGTCGTCGACCCGCCCACGAACTCCGGGTTGGGCGCGAGGTTCGCCGGGGCGAGCGAGTCCCGCACCGTCACCCGCAGCCGCTTCCCGAACAAGGCCGGCACCTGCCCAGCCACGTCCGACAGCGCACCATCGGAGGAGTCCAACGTCAGCGAGCACCGCGACGGTTGCGACGCCTCGTACTGTGACGGCCGGCCCCTCTGGATCGTCACCCCCGAGCCCGCAGCCCGCAACGTCACGTCCTCCCACGCCGGGGCCTGTGACAGCGCGTTGCGGGCCAGCTCCACCCGCAGCGGCGGCGGCGACGCGAACGGCAGCCTCACGCCCGCACCGTCGAGCCCGTCACGTTCCGGTAGGTCAGGAGCACCCGCTCCACCGCCGCACCGATCGCCACCGGGTCACCCACCCCCGTCTGTACGTTCACCGTGATGCCGCCCATCCCCATGCCCGAGCGGACCACGCCCGACAGGTCGCGCACCTGCTCATACTTCGCCAGCGCCGTCGCCACCGCCGCCAGTTCCGGCAGGTCACCGTTGAGCGCGGCCTTCAGCGCCGCCGCGCGAGCCGACAGGGACGCCGACGTGGCAAACTGCGTCTGGAGCTGCTTGGCCTTCGCGGCGCTCTTCACCGCCTGCGCGGCGATGTCCTCAGCCTCCGGGCCACCCTGATTCAGGAGCTCCATCGCCAACGGCTTGAAGCCCATCTTGACCAGCCTGTCGATGTTGTCGAGGAACGCCTTCGTGACCGTGTTCGACCTGCCGGCTGCGGTGAGCGCCCGGTCGATCATCGGTCGCGCGTCCACCTTGTACTCGGCATAGGCAGCCGCCGCGGCGGACCGGGCCGGGGCCACCTGACCCTTAGCCCACGCCTCGGCCTTCGTGTAGGACGCCTGCTGCCGGTCGATCGCCGCCATTTCCGCGCGATATGCCGCGACCTGCTTGGCGATCGCCGCACGGTTCTTCGCGTCCGCCGTCCGGTACTTCGCCTGCAGCTTGAGCACCGCGTCGCGGATCTTCCGCTCCCGGTCCGCGTACCCCTTCAGGCCCTGCTGGTAGGTCTTGACCGCGTCCATGCGGTCCTTCAGGTTGCGGCTCGCGGCGGCGTAGTCGTCCCACGATGTGACGTCGCGGAGGATCGCCATCATGGCCGCGTAGTCCACCTCGCCGCCGCCCGCGAACCGGGGGACGGCGCCGCCCTCGGCGAACTTCAGCGCGCCGGCCTTCGCCGCAGCGCGCGCCCGGTACATCGCGCCGTGACCGCCGACTCGCGCGACCTCGTCCGCGGTCCAGACGTGCTCGCCGTTGGAGAGCAGCGCGGGGACGCTGTCGGAGGTGCCCGAACCGGGGCCGTAGACCGGGCCACCCTCAGCGCGGGTCAGACCGCCCGTCATGGCCATGCTGCCGGCACGGCGGCCCTCGGTGACGTAGCGGGTGGTTATCGTGACCGTCTTGCCGTTCAGCCCGTTGATACGGTACTGGAGCGTGCCGATCGCGGACATCGCCTGTGCCGTCGACGCGCCAATCGTGATCGTCTTGTAGGTGGGGACGCCGTTTACGGTGCGGGTCAGCACAGAAACCGACTGGACTGCGCCGCCCGTGTTCGCCGTCAGGTTCGTCGTGTGCTGCGTCGGGACCTTGAGCACCTGATCCGCGAACGCCTCGGCGGTGGCCTTGCTCATCCTGAACTTCTCGGCGGTGGCCTGCAACGAGGCGCGCGACGACGAGAGCTTGGCCTGTAGCTCGCCCTGCGACGCGCCGTTTGCCTGCATGGCGGTGATCTGCGCGACGGCTGCCTTCGCGACCCCGTCGAGCGCGGCCTGGTTGTTGCGGCCCTTCTCGCTGGTGATGTCGAGGGTCTTGCCGTTGTCCTTCAGAGCGGCCGAGGCGTCGTCGATGGCCTGCTCGAAGTCGCGGGCGGCGGAGCGGGCGTCAAGGAGCGGGTTGGCGATGCCGGCGAGCTCGTCCGCCCACGCCTTCGTGGCATCCGCAGCGGCCTTCGCCGACGACGCGGCGCCGTCCGTGGCGCTGGCGACGTCCTTGGCCCCGTCCGTGGCGCTGGCCCCCGCGACCGCGGTCTCGTCCAGCGCCGCCTGGTACTGCTCGAACTTCCCGCGCACCTCGTCGACGACGCCCTGGTCCTTGATGCCCGAGAGCATCCGGTCCAGCGCGGCCTTCGCCTGGTCCGCGTTGCCCGCCCGGACCATGTCGGCCAGCGCCCCGTCCAGCGACGAGACGTACTTCTCCAGCTGGGCGGCGCCCTCGCCCATGTCCTGCAAGCGGACGAACTTGGAGTAGAGGGAGTCGCCGAGGGCGTCGTTGGCGACCGACGCGAACCGGGACACGGCGTCCGCCGTGGTGACGATCTTCTCCTGCGAGGAGAAGAGGCCACCGTCGCGGCGGAAGAGGTCGGCGATCCCGCCCGAGAGGTTGCCGCTCTTGCCCAGCTGGCCGAGCGAGGCCGCGAGGTCCTTCACCGACACGTCGGCGATCTCGGCCTTGGCCTGCATGCTGACGAGCTCGTTGGCGACCCCGGCCACCGCGGCGACGACCACACCGGCGCCGACCGTCTTGAGGACGGTCGCGAGTCGCGCACCGGCTGCCCCAGCGCCCTCCATCGCGGCCTTCATGGCGAGGATGGAGGTCGTGGCCTTGATGCCCGCGCCGCCGACGAGCAGCGCCGCCGCCGACACCGCGGCCACCTGCACCGCAGCCGACTGCGCCTCGGGCGACAGCTTGTTGAAGGCGTCCACGGCCCCGGTGATGCCCTGCACGAGCGAGCGCAGCCCGGCGTTGCCGCCCGACCCGGCGTTGATGAAGGCGGACTCCAGCGTGCCCTTCAGCCGCTCGATGTCACCCTTGAGGTTGTCGGTCTGCCGTGCGGCCATCCGCGCCGCCGCGCCCTGGTCGTCCACGGCCGCGACGTACTTGCGGACCCCCGCCTCGCCCTGCTCCATGAGGATGGACGCCGCGCGGATCGCGTCGGACCCGAAGATCGTGGACAGGGCGGCGTTCCGCTGCTCGGCCGACATGCCGCCCAGCGCCTGCTGCAGCTGCCCGGCGTACTCCGCGAGCCCGACGAAGTTGCCTTGCGAGTCGTAGGCCCGCAGGCCCAGCTCGTCCATGAGCGCCGCGGCCTCGGTGGACTGCGGGTTGAGCCGCTGCAGCATCGTCTTCAGCGACGTGCCGGCGTCGCTGCCCTTGAGCGCGTTGTCCGCGAAAGCCGACAGCGCGCCCACGGTGTCCTCGAGCGACAGCCCGGTCTGCGCGGCGACGAGCCCGCCCTGCTTCAGCGCCATGCCGAGGTCGTCCACCCCGGCCGCGGACTTGTTCGCGCCAGCGGTCAGTACGTCGGCGATGTGCCCGACGTCGCTGCCCTCCAGCTTGAAGATGTTCATCGCCTGCGCGGCGATCTCGGCGGAGTCCGCGAGGTCGATCTGACCGGCCGCGGCGAGGTTCAGCGACCCGGTCAGCGCCCCGCCGAGTATGTTGTCGACGCTCACCCCGGCCTTGGCCAGCTCGGCCTCCGCGGCGGCGGCCTCGGTCGCGGAGAAAACGGTGTCCTGCCCGGCCTTGATCGCGGCCTTGGACAGCGCCTCCTGCTGCCGGGCGGTCGCGTCGGCGACGGCCGCGACCTTGGACATGGAGGCCTCGAACTCCATGTACGACTTCGCGGCGTAGCCGATACCGACGGCGATAGCGGCGCCGCCGACCATGGCGGCCTTGCCGATCTTGTCGAAGTCGCCCTTGTGCTTCCCGACGTGCGTCTCGGCGCTCTTCGCGAACCCCGCCGTGGCGGACTGCATCTTGGCTACCCCGGCGAGGTAGCCGTCGACGCGCGCCTCGAAGCGGGTCACCACTGAGCGGTCCGGCACGACAGGACCTCCCGTCAGTGGTTAACTTGGATGCATGGCTGAGACGCGGACCCGGGAGACGACGGCGCGGGAGTGGCTGGTGCTGCTCGTCGTCGGCGTCGTGGTCGCCGTGATCGGGCTCGCGGCGGGGCCGCCCGTCGCGTTCCCGCTCGGGGTGCTGCTCGCGCTCGTCGGCGTGGCCGGGATCGCGTGGCGGCTACTCGCCGGCCGGTAGTCCCCGCCCCGGCGCGGGCGCCAGGAACGCCGCGAACATCAAGCCGTCGAGGTCGTCCGGCGGCAGGTTCGACCGCTCCAGATCCCGGCGCCGCTCCCGTGCCTCACGGGCCAGCCGCGTGCACGCATGGCACCGCATCGCCTCGGCCTCGTACCGCTCGACCGCCTGCGGGTTGCCCGGGGCGTGCTCCAGCGACATCGACTCCGACCGGGGGTGCCCGCACCCGCCGCACACGTCCGCCTCGTATGCCGCGAGAGCCTGGATGATGAGCCGGTCCGCGTCCGTGACCCGGCTGCCCGGGTCGCGCTCCCCCCACCAGACGAGCGGGGCCAGCCCGTAGGTGCGGGCCGCCCTCAGCTCTTCGAGGAGCGCTCGATCAGCGCTGAGGACGCGATGGAGAAAGGGACGTCCACGCCACCGCCGGTCTCCGCCGCGAGCGCGGTGCGCGCCACGGTCTGCACGAGGTAGTTGCCCAGCCGCGCATGCAGGTCGCGGAAGTCCTCGGCCGTGATGCCCTCGGGCTTGACGCACTGCGCCGCCCACTTCAGGTAATCCAGCTCACCGCCGAACGTCTCCCGGTCGTCAGCCTTCGCCGCGTCCGGGTGGTCCGCCTTGATCTTCTCCAGCTCGCCCGGCCGCAGCCCGCGGAACGTGAAGGTGACCATGCTCGCGAGCATCGCGGCCCGCGCCGCCTCCAGCTCGCGGGCGAGCGCCATCACGTCCACGCCGGACCCGGCGAGCCGCTGGTCGTCATCGACCGCGCCGGCCCGCTCCAGCTCGTCCTTCAGTGCCTCGATGCGCCCCATGAGGTCGGGGCGGCCGCACACGGCGACGGACCGGGTGACCGGCGCCGCGCCGGTGATCCACGCCCGCAAGTTGAAGGTGTCCACGTCCGGCGTCGACGGCTCGGTCTCGGCCTGCATCTTCGTGAAGCTGTCGCCCTTGGGCATGGCTGGTCTCCTCGGCTGGTTGCGGCTGGTCGGCTGGTGGTTGTCGTGCTGAGGGGCGGGGGCGGGCACCAGCCAGGCAGCGCCCCCGCCCCGTCCAGAGGGGCGGCCCCGGTCAGGCGACCAGCGCCACGTCGAGGCTCGGCTTCGCGATGACGAGCACCTCCTGGCGCACCCGGATCATGCTGTTGCGCTCCGTCGGCATCTGCACCGCCGGCCCGAACTCCAGCGTGAAGACGTTCACCCGGTGCGAGGTCGTCGGCGCGGTGTCGTAGGCGACGCCCGAGCGGACCACCCAGTAGCGGATGGCGTTCTCCGGCAGGTGCACGTAGAGCGCGTTGGTCGCACCCGCGGGGGTCTGCGGGTCGTAGACGTACTCGATCGGCTCCGCGCTCCACGTCGAGGTGCCCTTGCGCTCCAGCACCACGTCGAGGGCCAGCCGGTCGTCCGCGATCCGCGCCAGCGCCACGCTGAGGCCGAGGTTGCCGGTCATGAACAGGGCCGGCTCCTTCGTCGTGCCGGCGTTCAGCTCGGTGGAGATCGACGGCGCGGCCACGTTGCCGAGGGCCGTGCACGACCAGATCCGGAGTGCACCGTCGGCGCGCACGCCTGCGGGGGTGGTGGGCATGGGTCAGTCCTCCTCGGGCGTGACCGCCCAGTTGGTGATGGTGGATCGGTTCTTCCCGTCGGCCTCGGCCGCCTGGACCCGCTCGACCTCCACGGGGTCCGCGTCGGCGAGGTACGCCAGCACCTCGTCGACCTTGTGCTCGGCCGGGTCGTAGGCCAGCCCGGCGGCCTCCTGCTCGGCGAGCTCGGCCGCGGCCTGCTCCGGGGTGAGCGCCGGCAGGGGCAGCCCCCCGGGGTCCGCCGCGGGCTTGTCGAGGATGGTCGCGCCGCCCGTCACCGCGTCCGCGCGGGTGATGGACACCTCGACGCCGTTGGGCTCACGGACCCGGACCAGCTCGTAGGGGTCGCCGTCCACGACCGGCACCTGCTCGGCCTCGACCGGGGCGGGAGCGGGCGCGGGCTCGGGCTCGGCCAGCGCGCCCGGGGTGTAGATCTCGTCGGCGGCCATCAGATCGCCACCGCCGCGACGGTCACCGAGGTGGTACCGCTGTAGGTGACCGAGATCAGGCCCGTGGACGGGTCGACCGCCTCGGGCGGGAACGGGCCGAGGATCACGTCGCCCGTGGTCGCCGGGATCGACGAGGACACGACGTCCGGCTGCGCCTCCCCGTAGGAGTTCGTGCCGGGGATGACCACGGTCACGGTGATTGCGGAGCCACCGGCGTTGCGGACGCGCAGCCCCACCGAGTCGTGAGGCCGGGGGAACGTGTCGCCCCCGGCCGATGCTGCGGTCAGCGTCATCTGCGTGCCGCGCAGCACCGCCTGCTGCACAGTGAGCAGCGCCATGAGTTGCCCCTTTCGAGGGTGTCGGGTGGGTCCGGCGTCAGGCCGGGGTCGAGGTGATGGTGAAGCCGGACGCGCCGGAGTAGACCGGGGCCAGCGGGTTGTCGTCGTCGAGGCGCAGCGGCGTCGCGAATCCCGCTGACTCCACTGTTGCCACATGACCGGCGACGGACAGTCGCGCGCCAGCGAGCGCCATCACCCGCTCTGCCACGTAGAAGCCCTGCCGATAGTCCGCGGCGTGGTAGCCGACCGTCACGTCGAACTCAGCCCGCTCACGAGTGCCGACGGCATAGTCGGAGTCGAGTACCGGAGCGGCGAAACTGAGAATGGCGTAAGGAAGCGTCGGGCTTGCATCGCGAGAGCCGTCCACGTTAATTCCGGCCGTCGCGACGTACACCTTCACGCCCTGCGCCCCCAGGAACGCCGCCAGCGCGGCGACGTGCGCCCGGATCACAGCCCCTCCCCGAGCACCTTCGCGAAGAACGGCAGCGCCTTGTCGGCGTTGCGGCGCATGGCGAACATCGGATCGGGCAGCTGCGCGCCCACCTTGGAGTTGCCGTAGTAGAAGAACGCGAGCGACCCCGGCCCGCCCGTCACCGGGCCGACCTCGCCGCCCAGCCCCGACATGGTGACGTCGTAGGTGATCGAGCCCGGCACGCCGTAGTGGCCCACCGCCCCCGCCTCGCCCTGCAGGTCAGCCTTCGTGTCCGCGAGCGCCTTGGCGACCACCGGCCGAATACGCGCCACCGCCGTGAAACCCACCTTGCCGAGGTCCGCCGCGAGCCTGCTCACCTGCGAGGCGTCGATGTCCACTAGGACACCGCCTCACACCGCAGCCGCCGCGCCGTCGCGTGCGTCTTCGCGTGCAACGCCTTCACGACGTACCGCGCGCCGAGCAGCGCACGGTCGTTCACCGCAGCCGTGACCGTCACCACGTCACCCACGCGCACCTGCTCCGAGCCGGCCACGGGCAGCACCACCAGCGCCGCCTGCACCGTCCACGACCGCTCCCCCGCGTCCGCGTCACGTTCCGCCACGTTCGGCACCTGGACCCGACAACGGCCCGCGTAGACCGGCGTGCCAGCCGGCTGCACCAGCGCGCCCGTGCCCTCGTCGACCGTCGGAGCGCCCACACCCGGCCGGGTCACCGTGCACCGGTCCGCCATCAGCGACTCCGCCGCCGCTCGCAGCTCCGGCAGCGCGTCCGCCAAAGCGTCCGCGAGGCTCACTCCCAACCGCCTTCGTAGATCGGCTCGCCAGCGATGTCCGCGCCGCACGAGCAGTACGCCGCGCCCAAGGTCAGCGCGCACCACGGCAGGTGAGCCGACACCGCGGCCGGGGCTGCGTCGATCGCATAGGCTGCCCGTGGCCCGGTCAGCCCGAGCAGCGCCCACCACTCGTCCAAGATGGTGATCCGGCCGCGTGACGACCGGTACGTCTTGGACGTGCTCGAATCGTCCACTGACACCGTGACCTGCGTCGCGTCGTCCGGGCGGCGGACGTGCGCGACGACAGCCTCCCGGACCACGTAGTCGACCCGCGCCGCGTCCAGTGGTGCGACGACGGACAGCGCCGCCTTTCTCGCGTCGATGAGCATCAGCGCGTCGCCGACCCACATCGCCCACTGGTCATACTCTGCGTCGCTGGCGGTGCGGCCGAGCGCAAGCCCGATGGTCTCCGGGGTCACAGCCACGACCGCACCGCCCTCACGTCACTTCGCCTTCGCGGCCTTCGCCGCCGGCTTCGTCCCTGCCGGCTCCCACTCGGAGCCCAGCCGCTCGACCTTCTCGTCCGGGACGTCCACGATCGCACCGGAGTTCACGTTGCGAAGGCGAGCCATCAGACGAGGTCGTGGATCTTGGCGAAGGCGTCGAGGTTGGCGATGCCCCACCCGTAGACGACCTCCGCGCGGAACGCCACCTGGTTGTTCCGCTTCAGGTCGCCGCCGCCGTCCGGGTCGCCGTAGCGGATGACCTCGAGCCCGATGGAGCGCTGCACGCCCCACCGGATCGCGGAGAAGTCACCGACGAACCCGAGCACCTTGGTGTCGACGGCGAGGATGCCCGCGCCGCGGACGGTGTTCGACACCGAGGCGCGGTGCCCGTCCAGCTCGGAGGTCTCCACGCCGAGGCGGAAGTTCGGGTAAAGCTTCTGCTCGGAGTTGAGGCCGCGGAGCGCGGAGAACTTCGCCGCGTAGGTCGGGTCGAGCGCGACGTCGCGTGGCACGAACCCGTCGGCGAGCACGAGCGCGTCGGCCGCGTCGAGACTCACGTAGGGCTTGTCCGCGGCGACGTACTCCACGAGGTTCGTGGTGTCGGTGAGCCCGCCGTTCATCGCGGCGACGACCGCACCGCCGGTCGGGTTGATCTCGTGGAACACCCCGAAGTCGAGCGCGCGGGAGAGCGCCGGCTGGATCTCGGCCAGGATGGCGTCGACGACGCCCATCTGCCGGTCCTCGTCGGCCCACATGACCTCCTCGGTCCAGCGCACCGTCTTGTGGAACTTGAACGGCTTCACCGTCTTGGACGTGGGCGTGACGGTCGAGCCGCCCTTGTTCGCGCCCTCACCGACGTACTCCGCCTCGCCGATGGCGAACGTCCACTGCTCGCCCTCGCCGTAGGTCATCGGGATCGAGTTGGACAGGGTGGCGACGCACGAGCCGTTGGCGATCTTGCCCAGCCACGGGTCGAGCTTCTGCTTGGGGATCGTCAGCGATCCGGTGGTCAGGGTTGCCATGTTGACTCCTCAGTCGGCTTGCGCCCGCGCGAACAGCTGGCGAGTGAACTCGCGCTCGTCGCTGGCGGCGGGCTTGGGGTTGCTGCCCTCTTGGGGCACGACGTTGTTGCGCTTCTTCCGCTCCGAGTCACGATCGGCGAGCCGCTTGGCCTGGAGGGTGAGGGTGTCCTCGTCCTCCCCGGTGAGGAACAGGTCGGCGTCCTCGTCGGCGATCCCGTGCCGGGCCTGCACGCTGCGCTTCATCGCCTCGCGCGTCGCAGTCCTCAGGTTCGCCTCGAGTGCAGCGATCCGTTCCTCAGCGGTGGCCTTCTCGCCCGCCTTCGCCTTTAGGTCGTCGTAGTCGGCGTACTTCGCCCGTTCGCGCTGCACGCGCTCGCGGACGATCCGGTCGACGTCGGACTGCGTGAAGGTCTGCTCCTTGCCCTGTTCGCCGGCCGGCGTGCCGTCCGGCTGCTGCTGGGTGTCGTCGCTCATCGGTGCTCCGTTTCCGTCCCGTCGGACCCTGATCCGGCTTCCGCGCAGCCGTCGCGCTTACCCCTTCGCTGGGGTGGTCTCAATCGGGCATCGCTGCCAGGTAGTCCCGCAGCGCCTGCCGCTGCTTCTCGGTGCGGCGCCGCCGGCTGGCCACGTACTGCAGCGGGCTCGCCTCGGGGCCGACCATGCCGCCCTTGAACACCGGTTCCGCGGTGCACCCGCAGTGCGGATGGGACGCGAACCGGGCAGTAGACTCGCTGTAGACCTCCCCGCGGCCGGCGAGCAGCCGGCAGAACTTGCACCCGCCGGACGCGACGCGACGCCACCCGACCGCGCCCGGGTCCCGTCGCCGGTTCACCGTCACCGTGTCCCGGTAAGGGCGCGCAGTCTCCAGCTGCACCACCTGCGCCAATCGCTCCCGCGCGGCGGCAGTGTCGGAAGCCTTCAGCGACCACGCCGCACCGGCGCGGATCGCGTCGACCCGCAGGTCCACCACTGGCTCCGCGCGGAACCGGCCCGGTGCGCCCGCCGCCTCGCGAGCGTCGTCGTAGAAGTCCGCTGCGAGCGCCGCGGACCCATCCGAATAGTACGCGACCACAGACGGCAGCGCGTCCACCAGCGACGCCGGATCATCTGCGAGCGCGGCTGCGTCCGCCATGGCGGCGCCAGTAACGAGCAGGAGCGCCCGACGGGACTGCTCAGCCGTCGGCATCTGCGACAACAGGCAGCCGCTCGACCACGGCACGCCCGGCCGCGCGACGCCGGTCCGCCAGTACCCGCGTGATCTGCGAGTCGGTCAGGCCCAGCAGCTCCAACCCGACCTCCGTGTCCGCGAGGGACGGCACCGCCGCCAACTGCTTCGCACCTGCATCCGCGGCCTGCGCCCTGGACTCGAACCGCGGGTTGCGCCACTTCGGGCCGATGCTCCGCCACTCGTCAGGCTGCACCGCCTCACCGTTGAGGATCTGCAAGCCGCGGCGGACCGCGCGAGATATCGGACGGGTCACGTCATCCACCGCGCCCTCGGCCTCTGCGATCAGCTCATACTGCGATGCGTCGTAAGAGTCCGCGCCGGTCGGGTTCGCCATGTCGGTGATCGCGACGGCAGTGTCCGGCAGGCTCGCCTCCCGCGCGAACATCTTCGCCAGCGCGTTCAGCTGCGCCAGGTGCGGCGCGGGGGACGTCGCGGGGAACTGCTTGGCGTCGGCCCGTGCCAGTGCGTCGGACGGCGCGTTGTCGTCGTCGGGTATCGCCTTGATCCGGCCCATCATCACCTGCCACACCGGAAGCGTGTTGCCCGCTTCGTCGCGGAACACAGAGGCGTCGGCGCCGAGCAGCAGGAGCTCCGGGTAGGAGTAGATGTCCATGTGGCCCTCCATGCGGATGAGCGCACGGACTGCCGCGTCCTGCAGTCCCATGATCGGCCGCGAGATCCGCGAGTAGCCGAAGGGTCGCGTTTGCGGCTTGTAGACCAGCGCCTCTGCCGGCACCCCGTAGGAGTGCTCTTGGCGGTCCTCCACCGTCCACCGGCCGTTGACCTTGCGGACCGAGACAGTAAGCCCGTCCAAGTACAGCACGAAGGCCACGGGCTGGTCCTGTTCGCGTTCCACGATCGACAGCAGCGAGTCAAGCCGGCGCGCACGCGCGTTCCACACGCCTGTGGCGTTGAGCGCGTCCTTCATGTGCAGTAGCGACGACGGCTCGCCGTCGCCGCCCGTTGTGTTCACGAGGAACGAGACGCCGTGCTTCAGCGCTGACGTGACCCCGCCGCTCAGCTCGGAGAGCAGCTGGTTGTCATCCGCGAACACCGCCATGCCCAGGCTGTCGAGGTCACCGTCAGGCCACACGAACGCATCGACGTTGCACCGCCGTGCCAGAGCGTCCACCGCCTTTGCGGACCACCCGAGCACCAGCCCAATCCGGTGGTACTGCGGCGGCACAACGGCACTGATCTGCGCGAGCGCTCGCCGACCGTCGTAGAAGGACGACCGGAGCATGTTGCGCGGCGTATGCCTGTCCAGCAGCTCGAGAAGGTGGTTCGCGAGGTCGTTATCGTCGTCGGACAGTCCCGCGACGGTGATCCGCTCGAACGTCACATGACCACCGCCCTTCGAGTCTCCGACCCGCGGCGGCGCCGCCGGACCTTCCCACTGTTGAGGGCGATACGCGCGCCCATGACCGCACCGACCATGCACACCGCCAGGTCGATGTGCTTCGAGGAGTCGCGCGTGACCTTCGCCAGCGAGACGCCCCACGGGTTCGGGCGGTTCCGGGCGTTGTGCGTGTGCGATCTGAGCCGCGAGTCGCCGTCGTGGCGAAGCGGGCCGCTCGTTCCGTCCTCGTCGATCAGACGCTGCACGTACTCCGCGGCCTCGGTGAACACCCGGTTGCGGTCCTGCCCACCCCGCTGCGACGTACGCATGTCGAACAGGACCGAAGAGGACCCCGGGGTGGCCCACACGGGCAGCCGCCGCGCGTAGTCGCGGTGCATGCCGTCAATCACTGTGAGCCAGTACAGCGCGTCGTCGGTGTCGTCCTGCGCGGGCGAAGGGTCGATCCCGAACCACGCCACGTCGTAGCGCTCCAGCGCTTCCCGTGCCTTCGCGTCCACCTCTGCCCGCGGCACCCGCCATGGACCGCGGGCCTTCGCGTCCCACCCAACCGGCCTCTGCCAGCAATCCACCGTGAACACGAACAGATCGGATAGGCGGCACGCCACCAGCCCGGTGGCATCCTCTGACTTCGAGCAGTCGAGGAACAGCGCCACCTGCTCGCCCTGCTGGACCACAGTCCCCGGCGCAGCGAGCGCGTCGAAGTTCGCCGGCTCGATCCACGAGTCCTCCTCGGACGCCAGCCCGTTGAGGTAGTAGCGGATCGTGTCGGCGACCGACGTCCTGTCATCCATCATCTCGTCGGACAGCCGCTCCAGATCCGACCATGCGGCGTCCATGTAGGCAGCTCGCAGGCCGGCCATCCGGCCGTCCTCGGTCATGATGTCCGTGCTCGGCGGGGCCTCCACGCTGTCGTAGAGGATGTCCCGCTTCCCGCGGTACTTCGGCGCCAGCTGCTTCTGCCACGCCACAAACGACTGCTCCGCCACCGAGTCCATGCCCTGCCGGTGCGCGTTCGTGCACTCCAGCACGCGCGCTTGGATGCTCGCAGGAGACTTGCCGACGTTCCGGCGTGCCACCGCAGCCACGTTGTGCCCGCCCGACGAGCGGGTCATATGGTGCGTCTCGTTGAGCATGATAGCCGTGGCCGGGTCGCCCTCCGCGGACGCCTCCGACGACGGGGGCACCTCGAGCCTGCCACCCGACCGCACCACAGTCCGCGTCTCGCCGCAGTCGAGGTCGTAGTACGCGCGAGCCTCAGCGGACCACATCGCGTTAGCGATCCGCAGCACGTCCTTAGACTGCGCCTCGCTGTTCGACATCACCTGCACCAACGGGAAACCGCGAGCCCTGCCCACCGGACGCCCGGACCGGTCATCCCAGTCGTAGAGCTCCACCGGGCCACGCAGCTCACCGTTGCACCACGCCGCGCCGAACGGGTCCTTACCTGTCCCCTTCGCGCCGCGCTTCACCCCTGAGCGGTACGTGAACCGCCCCGACTCGCTGACGTGGTACCAGAGGATAAGAAAGCGCTTCTGTCCCGGCGTGAACCGCCAAGGCCCGCCCGAGTGGTAGTCAACCAACCCCGGCTCGTCTGTGCGGCCCTCGGCCCAGTCGATCAGCGCAGGCCCCAGACTCGACCGTGCCACGGCCTCCCGCTCGTCCGGATCATCCGGCCACGGCAGCGTGCACCACGCCCCCGACGCCGCGTCGATCCAGTACCCCGGGAGCAGCAGGTCAGAGGTCGCGGTAATCGGCAAGGCTCGTCACCCCGGCCGCGTTCTCCGACTCAGCCGGGCGCGGCACGTACTTGATCCGCAGGTCGCGGCGGGCGTCCACCGTCGTCCCCATGACCTTCTCACGCCTCGCCAGCTCCGTCGCGGACGGCGTGTGCCCGTAGTGGAAGGCATCTGCCACCAAGGCAGTAGACAGGGCGAAACGCCAGTCCGAGTCCGTCCACAGCGCACAGTGCGGCATCCTCGAAACCGACTCCCACCACGCCTTAGTCAGCGGGTGCAGCGGCAGATCCTTCGTCGCGCCGAACGGGAGCAGCACCCGGCGCTCCTTCGGAAGCGCCGGCCGCGACCCCCCGTAGGGCTCCTCGACCACCTCGGTCCAGTCGATCGGCGACCGGTGCCGAGTCCTCGCCTGCCCCTCAGGCTTCGGCTTCCGTCCAGTCACCGGCAACGCTCACACCTCCCGGTCGGAACGCTCGGTTTTGCACAGATCCCGACGCCCTATCCCAGCGGTTACCCAGCGCTGTGGGGGCGGGGGCCCTCCCCTGGTGTGTCGGATGGGTGAGGACGACGCGGACGCTTTCTGTCTGCGGCCATGTGTGCCCGGGTTCGTCGGTTGCAGGTGACGTGCTGTGGACCTGCCCAGGTTTGCCTGTTGCGGGCGTGTCCGAGGTCCCAGGTGTCGGGTTCGGGGCTGATGCGTTGGCCGCATCGGTCGCATGTGACTCGTTCGCCGGCGTCGAGTCTGCGTTGCCATCGTGCGCGCTCGGCTTGGTGTGCGCGGTCGTAGAGGGTTGGCGCGTGCTGGTGGTCAGGCATGGGGGCTTGGCTACCCGTCGGGAGTCCGTGTCGGGCTCGGCCGGCGGCGCGAAGGTTGCACGTGCGTGCGTGTTCGGGGCCGCGGGTGGCAGAGGGTGACGTGGACGGGGCGCCGTACTCCAGCGGTGTGTGGGGTGAGGTAGTCGCGGCCGTCCATGCGCGTCACCTCGCGGTGTGTGTTGCCCCGTCCGCTGCTCACGCGCTGAGTCTGAGAGTCGGCCACCGGTCGGGCGGGCGGGGCGGTCAGGTGGCGACGGGTCCGACGAGGGGCACTGTCCCTGCGGGTCGGGCCTGTCGGTCGAGCCAGGCGTCGAGCACCTGGTCTGCGTCGGCGAGGTAGCGGGCGCGGTGGACGCACTTGGCGTGGCCGCAGGTCGCCGGCTTGTGGGACTGTGCGCCGGCGGAGCAGAAGAGGAAGTGGGCGCGGAGCTCGGCGTCATCCATTGCTGCCTCCCGGTTTTCGGGGTTCAGACCTTGAGGTCCGAAAGTCCGATCCGCTGGCGCATCAGGTTGACGACTTCGAGTACTTCGGTCGTCTCGGGGTAGTACTCGCGGCCTCGCACGGCGTGGCCTTGGAGGTGGCGGTGGATGGCCTGCTCGTCGTCGTAGGTGCCGCCGATGACGAACCCGAGCACGTCTTGGGCTGCGAGTTGCCCGACTCTGCGGCCGAGGTCGATGCTGTATCCGATCTTGATGTGGCCGTGCCGGGTGCGGATGGCGTAGACGCCGGGGCCGAGCGCTCGGAGTGCGGCGCATCGCGTGGTCTTGTCGCGGTCGCCGGGTCGGGACAGGTTGCCGACGTGAAGGGGGAACTCGTTGGCACTACGCTTCTGCATGTCCGCTCCTGATCCGAGTGGGCCACGCCCCCGGCCGACTGCAATCGGTGCGGGGGTTCTTTGGTTGGGGGGATGCGAATGCCGGAGCGTCTGGCTCGTGGCAGACCTCCGGCAACAACCCCATTTTGGGGGGTGCTGTGAGCGACTGTCAACTACCCTGCTGCTGCGTGTTCGGCTGCTCGGCGGGCTGCGCGTTCGCCCATTTCGCGGCGGGTGCCGATGCACTCGACGCATTCGGTGGGGTAGCCGTCGGGGGTGGTGGTCCAGTGGGTTGGCCCGGTGAGGTGGTCGGCTGCCCATTCGACCCACCGGCCGAGCATGTTGATTTCGTCTGGTCCCCAGGTGGAGCCGCATTCGACGCAGGTGGCGATGCGGTCAGCGAGGCGGATGCGGAGGGTGCCGCGCTTCTCGCAGGTTTCGTTGGGGCAGGGGACGGGTGGCGAGTAGGGGGGTGAGTCCCATCCGGTGACGATGCGGGCTGAGCGCCACCATGCGGCGACTGTGGGGTCGGTGGTGGTGGCGAGTTTGCCGGCGATGCCGGAGAGCCGTGGGCGGAGTGGGGCGCGGTCGAGGTGGAGCCGGGTGGCGAGCTCGCGGGACTGCCGGTCGATTCGTTGGAGGACGACGATGGCGTCGAGGCGGGCGGCTGGTTTGGAGCCGGTGTTGTGCCGGTAGGTGTCGTCGTTGGTGAGGGTGGTCCCGGTGACGGCTTCTTCGAGTTGGTTGAGGAGTGGGGGGTGTTGGACGGTGTGGAGGGTGTTGGTGGTTTTCCATCGGCCGTTGGTGTCTTGGGTGGGTCTGCGGATGGTTTCGGTGGTGGTCCAGCCTCGGATGAGGTGGGTGATGTGGTCGGCGGCGAGGTAGGGCGGTTGGGTCACGTCGTCTCCTCGGCGATGCGGTCGGCGGTGCGCTGGGTGGGTGTGCGGTCGGGCAGCACCTCGGGCGGCTGGGTCATGCGTCCCTCTCGTGTCTGGTCTCGCATCGCCGAGCCATGGACGGGACGGGGTAGGCGGCCCCGCACACGCCGCACCGCCACGGGTCAGCGCTCACCGGTCGGCCTCTGGTCGCGGCGTGACCTTCTCCTTGAGGACGAGCCGGTGAGGGTCGTACCACGTCAGGACGCAGGGGTGCGGGCCATGCTTCAGTTCCATCCGCCCGAGCCATCGGCGGTGGATCCGCTCCGCCTCGTCGGGGTCGCACTCCAACTGGCGTATGACGAGCGCGTCCGGGGTGGTGCGGGCGATGTAGCGCCGCATCCGTGCGACGTCGACCCGCCTCACCGGAAACGGCTCTCGCGCGCGTCCTGCATGGCCGGGCCTTCCACGGACACCCGCGAGGCGTCGTCGTCGCTCCGAGTGCCTTTCTCGGGCGTCATGAGGGCTGCTGGGGGCACGACAGGGAACGCGGCCTGCGCTGCCCGACGGTCAACCGCCGCGTCACGGCACGCCCCTCGCGCGCTCTGACGTCGCCCGGCTCGGCCGCCTCGGTGTCGTCCTCGGGGCCGGCGATGTGCGCGTCGTGGAGGTGCGACCCGCAGTCGACGCACCGGCCGGCCCTCGCCGCGGCGCGCTGGTCGAGGATGGCGCGGGCGCGTCCCTCCCGGTCCTCGTAGCGCCTGATGGTGCGGCGGAGGTCTCGGTGCGCCTCGGCGAGCTCGAGCAGTTCGGCGCGGCTGGCGGTCCCGGCCTGGATGCGGGTCTCGATGCGGTCGAGGTCGGTGGTGGTCATGCTGCGGTCTCCTGTCGGGTGGTGCGGCGGCGGCGGCCCGCGGTTGACGGGCGGTGGCGTTCGAAGCGGCAGGCGAGGTCGTGGTGGCCCCACCTGTGGAGGACGCGGGCGAGGCTGCGGACGTCGCGGTAGCCGAGCCGGGTGGCGATCTGGGTGGGTGGCTCGCCGGCGTCGAGGAGTTCGGTGGTGTCTTCGACGATGGCTTGGCGGCGCTGGGCTCGCTCTTGGGGCATGAGGGTGTCGCGGCAGCGTGCGGAGCAGAAGCGGGCGCGGCTGTGTCGCTCGGCGATGAGCTTGGCGGGGATGGGCTGGCCGCAGTGGGCGCATGGGATGGTGGCGTGTTGGGCGCACAGCCCGTTGTGGCGTGGCAGGTAGTTGCAGCCGACGTTGGTGCATTCGGGTCGATGGGTCATCGGGCGTTCCTCTCGGTTTCGATGCGGCGGCCGATGTGGATCCCCACGAACGCGAACGCCCCGGCCGCCAATCCGACGACCACCCATCGCCATAGCGGCAACGGCTGGAGCGTGAATGCGAGTGCGAGGGCTGCCAGGGTGGCGATGGTGCCGTCCCAGTCGCGGGGTGTCGGTTCGCCTCTCATCGGGCGTTCCTCTCGGTTTCGGCGCGGGCTCGGGCTGCGGCGAGTCGCTGTTCGTGCGGTTCGGGGTTGAGGCCGGGCCGGTTGGCGGTGGCGTTGTCGCGGGCGCGGACCCTCGCTTTGCCCTCGGCGATGGCGCGTCGGCATTCGTCGATGGCGGCTTCGACGCTGCCGGGCGGTTCGGGTGCGCGGTCGCGCTCGGCACGGCAGGTGGGGCACGGTTCGACCTGCCCGGCGTGGCCTCGGGTGCACGGCACGTCGTAGGAGATCCGGGGCTGGCTGGTGGCGTTGACGGGCCACCGGTTGCGGAACGCGGCGGGTGAGGGTGCGTTGACGGTGGGGTCCTCGGCGGTGAGCAGCGCAGCGGCGTAGAGGCTGCCGTGCGACCCGCCGGTGGCGCGCATGGCTGCGGCGGTGCCGTCGGCTCCCCAGGTGGTGCATGCGGTGCGGCGGGCGGTGTCGTTGCGGACGCCGACGACGAGCCGGGCTGCGATGCCGAGGTCGATGGGGTCGGTCATGCTCCCACCACCCAATCGTCGCGGTCGCTCGCGTCACTAAGTGACGATTGGGTGGGAGTCTCACCAATACCTATACAGGGCGGGACGGGACGGGACGGGACGGGGGGCTGTGACTCACGCGTAACGTCACGCGTGACTAACGGCGTTACGCTGGCGCTCTGCTCGTCGGGCTCCGGGTCCCCGGTGCGCGCTTCCCGGCGCCGCTTGCGGTATGCCGCCTGCCGGGCACGGGACGCTTCGCGCTCAGCCTCGATCTCATCCGATGACGGCTGGTAGTCGAGCCAGTCGTGGAAGTACCAGCCGCTCTTGCCGTCCTTCACGCCCGCGCGCCACAGCCCCGCGTCAGCCAACTCTCGGGAAAGACGCTTGTGTGCGGGGAAGCCCGAGACGAACCACTCGTGAGCGAACCCGTCCGTCTTGTAGGCCATGGCGTAGGACCCGCACATGGTCCATAGCCCGATGGCCTGGAGGCTGACGGTGCGGGCCTTGGGGTGGGAGTGGAAGGTGTCGTCTACCTTGAACCACGGCACGTCACGCACCCCCTGCCGTTGGGGTGGAGCGGGGTGCATGTGCGCGGGTACCCTGATGGGCAGCCATCACGACTCCTTCGCAGTCGGGTTGGTCAGGCCCTCGGATGGTGTTTCCCGCACCGCCGGGGGCCGCTTCCCATTCTCCCACAGCTGGGGCTGGACGGGTTGTCCCGCAACGGGTCCGCCGGGCGCTGGGCAGTCGCGGCAGCCGACGTAGGGGCACCACCGGCACGGGGTCACGACGCGCGCCCCCTGATGCGCGCCCGCTCGCCCTTCATTCGCATCGAGTTGGCGACGAGCGCCGCGCGGAGGTCGTCGCGGCCTGCGCGTGCGAGCCCCTGGTTTACGGTGGTGCGGTCGCGGTTCGTCGCTGCTGCGATGGTGGCGAACGTGGCACCGGCGGGGTCTGCGCGGAGTGCTTCCTCGGCGATCGGGACCCACTTGTGGGCGGGCATTCGGTTCGCGGCGAGCCGGCCGAGGCGGAGGACGCGGCGCTGTTCGCCGGTGAGCCCGGCGCGGATGCCGTGTTCGTCGCTGGTCGTCTTGGCGTCGGTGAGGCAGTCGGCGGCGACGGGGCAGCGGGCGCA